ATGAGTTTCTGAAGAGCGATCCGCGATTCCTTGTCCTGAAGATTGAGAGAGAAAATCGGAATGGTTTACCTCCTAGTGATTTTGAGGAATATGTTCGAACATTCCAAGATTACCACGCCAAGTTTATCAATCGTATGAATGGTATCGAAGAGTTCGATGCATTCTTCAAATCATTCAAGGAATCGCATGTCTAAGCATTTTGTAACAACGGCGCATCTACAGAGGATGTTCCTTGAGCAGGAAAAGCTCAACAAGAAATATAACGGGGAGAACTGGAGAGACGGCATCCAAATGGGTCATATGAAGACGGCCTATTGGGATGAAGTAGGTGAGTTCGCAAGAGAACTAACGCCAGATTGGAAGTGGTGGTCGGGTAAAGCAAAGGCTAAGACGATTGACTTTGATAAGGCTCTATATGAGCTTATTGATGTTATCCATTTCGGTTTGATGCTGATCCTATTCCGACACGATATTACGCAAGTAGTATTTCGGTTGGGTCTGAAACCGACCATCGAAGCCGATATGTATGGGGTTGTGGACGACAAATACGATCACTTCATCAAGGCTAATACTCGCTTCCTATATTCAGTAGCACAGCATAATCTGGAACAAGAGATTAGGAATCTGCTGAATGTGATCGAAACCGGTTGTAATGTTCTAGGCGTTCAATATGCAGATACCGTGTATTATGCATATATGGAGAAGAACAGCCTGAATCATAAGCGAGTGGAAGGCGGTCAGCTGGAAGGAACTTATGACAAGAGCACAGAGGTTTATAACCCTCTTATTGATCATCCGCGAAGTCCATACCGACCAGAGGGGTCTGGTAAAGTAGATTGTATGTATTGTAACTACGGCAAGAATCCTTGTAATGAATTCTGCTACGGAGAAGACCTATGAATGAATCGAATATTGTAATCACCTTCTCTGCCGCAGATTTGGAGGGGGTTCAGAAGTTCACAAAACTGATTCTTGATAATGTGGGACATAGCAGTGCCTCACATTCCGCAGTAACAAAGGAAGTACAGACGACTGAAGGCCCATGTGGGACTTATGCGGTTGGTTGCGTTGAACTTACCGTGCTTACTGAGAAATTAAATAGTTGTCTAGTCCAGCTAGATGCGGTTGAACAAGGATTTGTTCCTGACGCAGAAGACGTCATGGAAAATGTATTTGGAGATATGCGAGCAGAAGTTGTCCATGCCGATGAAAATCGCGCAGACTCTTTGCTTCAGATGAATACCTATCTCCATAATAAGGTTCAAGAGCAGAATCAGACCATTCAAGTCCTAAGCGGACAGATGAATGCAATGTTTGATATGGTCGGCACCAATCAGCAGGCTGTTCTGAAGCTCCAAGAAAGCTATGAACGTATTCAAACGTTTCTACATAGCTATGTCAATATTGTGGGGTTGATGCAGACAGTCCGAGCACTAGCCGAGCAAGTTGATCCTGATCTTCTAGACGACTACACCGAACACACAATTCACTAAGGAAAAATAAATGGCAACAAGTAGTCTAATGTCTCGCCTGCTAAAGAAAGCAGCCAAAGATAATAACATCAGTCTTTTGGAAGATTCCCATTTCTTCGATAAGGATATTGTTTATAAGTCCACAACGCCTCTTATCAATCAGATGTTATCTGGTGATATGGACGGCGGTGTGCGTCCTGGTCTCTATCTGGTAGTTGGCGACTCGCGTACATTCAAGACGAACTTCTGTGTTGATAATATGGGAGACTTCCTGGATCAAAATCCAGACGGTATCGCCCTATTCTTTGACTCTGAGTTCGGCGCCAAGACCTGTTTCGAGGCACGCGGTATCGATCAGAGCCGAGTCATCCACTATGCGCTGGAAGACATCGAAGACCTGAAGTTCAAGATGACTCAGGCTCTGGAAGAAATTGGTCCAGATGAGAAGGTATTCATCTTCATCGATTCTGTTTCCCAGATTGCATCAAAGAAGGAAGTCGAGAACGCAATTAACGAGAACGCTGCTGCGGATATGACCCGTGCTCGTGAACTCAATTCATTCTTCCGTATCATCACGCCTAAGCTGATGTTGAAGAAGATTCCTTGCTTTGCGATCAACTCCTACTACGATAGTATGGTCAATATGTACGCAGAACCGACTATCAAGGGAGGCAAGCAAGTCATGCTGTCGTCTGATGTTATCTTGATGGTTTCTCGCTCTCAAGTCAAGGATGACAAGGAACTGAAGGGTTGGAGCTTCAACTATACTGCCTTCAAGTCTCGTTATGTGCGAGAGAAGTCCAAGTTCAGCCTAGTCGTTACCTATGAAGGCGGTATCGACAAGAATTCTGGTCTATTTGATTGGGCTATGGAATCTGGACATCTGAAGTCTGAGAAGCAAGGTTTCTATCAGTTCAACCTGGAAGGCTTCAACAACGGTAAGAGCTACCGCCGTAAGGATATTGAAGAGAACTATCAAGAATTCTTCGATGCCCTTGTTAAGAACCAAGATTTCAAGGAATACGTCAAGAAGAAGTATGATCTGGCGTCGGTTGAAGGTTCTGGTGAAAAGGAATCGCACTGGGAAGTGGATTCTGAAACAGGTGAAATCCTAAATGGTTGATATCAAGGCCGAAACTAAGACCACATATACCCTTAGCAAGAATGATGTCAAAGAACTTATTATTGCTAAGTTGGGTTGTTCTCCAACTGCAAGTATTGAATTTAAATGCCGAGGCGGGGATGATGGATACGGCGGTTGGGCCAAGATGGATCTAGATTCGGTCAAGGTTGTATCGACTGTCAGATCATTGCCGTTCTCTGATCCATATCCGTAATGTTTCCATAGTCGGGTATAATCCCCGGCTATGTAGGAGAAAGTATGGCGAAGCAAGGTAAGATTAGTCACGATGAGTATGAGTTTATTGATCGCGGCGAAGAGAATTTCCACCACATCAAGTTAGTAGATAAATCTCCATACAAAGATGTGGTATTCCAGTTTGGTGAAGTAAAACTCTTAGAGGAAGACGGGGCACTGAGAGTGAAGTTTGAATATGAGGTATTTGAGAATCCAAGATTCTTAGATACCAAATCCGATAAGTTTGTAAACTATATCGGAGAGATTCTGATTACAAACCTAGAAGAATTGCTGTTTTATAACAAGTTTAAACGAGAGCAGTCTAGTGGCAATTGAACGTATCATTCTTAACAATCTCATTTTTAATGAACCATACCTAAGAACCGTTCTACCGTTTTTGTCTGAAGACTACTTTAGCAGCGAAGCTGACAAGTATGTATTCAAGTCCATCAAGGACTTTGTAGGAAAGTATACAGTGCCTCCAACTAAGGAGGCACTTGCTATTGGGGTTACTAATAGCAATCTCCATGAGGGTTTCTTTGAGGAAGTCCTGGGAGTTATTAAGGGTTTTGAGCCGGATGCTGAAGGAACCTCTTTCAAGTGGCTAGTCGATGAGACCGAGCAACATTGTAAGCGACAGGCATTGTTCCAAGCGATGTATAAGGCAATCGATATCGCTGAGGGTAATACAAAGGACGTAGATCCAAATATTATTCCTGGAATGTTGATGGATGCCCTGTCCGTCTCGTTTGATACTCACGTGGGTCATGATTATTGGGAAGATGCCGAGTCTCATTATGATATGCTCCACTCTGATCAAGCAAGACATCCGTTTGATCTTCCGATCCTAAACAAGGTAACGAAGAATGGAATTAAGGACAAGACTCTGAATGTTGTTCTTGCTCCGATTAACGGTGGTAAGTCGATCCACTTGATTCAGCAAGCTTCCGAATGGCTGATGCGCGGTAAGAATGTTTTGTATATCTCTATGGAGATGGACGAAATGACATGCCGTGAGCGTATTGACGTAGCGAACATGGATATGACTTTTGATCAGGTCTTTGCGCTACAGAAGGTTCAATATATGAACCGAATCAATGAACTCAAGCGCAAGTCTGCCGGTCGTTTAATGGTCAAGGAATTCCCCGCAGGTTCTGCCCACGTTGGTCATTTCAGGCATCTACTCCAAGAGCTACGGATTAAGAACAAATTTGTTCCGGATATGATCTGTATCGATTATCTGACGATTTGTGCATCTTCCAAGCTACCAGCTTCTGCTAAGGGTAATACAAACACATACTTCACATCGGTGGCTGAAGAGATTCGTGCGTTTGCTCAAGAGGAAGATGTTTCTGTTCCTATCTGGACTGCGGTTCAATTCGATAGAGCAACTCAAGGCGCTTCGGATGCGAATCTGGGTAATATCTCTTTGGCAATTGGTATTGCAGCAACGGCGGACTTTATGTTTGCTATTCTGACTCCAGAAGAGATGATCCAACGCGGTATGGTGATTGGTAAGATCATCAAGAATCGATATAGCAGCTATAAAGGCAAGTTTGTATTGGGTCTGAATCCAGATAAGCAAAAGTTCTATGAAGTTGATAGTCAAGCTTCAGGACTGAGCGAAGAAGAACTGGATCAACTAGGTTTGCCGAATAATATTCCTCAAAAGACTCAACCACCGCGAGAAGAACCAAGCGGACCACAACCTCAAATCATTAGCCGCAGAGCCGGGGATGATCTGGGAGAAAAGCCTTTCTGGATGAAAGATGCCAAGGAAGAGAAGACTTCAACAAATGATTGGAATTTTGGATAATGCGACAAATTGACGATTCTATCGACGCTCAACATATCTATGCATTGGCAGGCAACCAACACATTCGTTTTCTAAAGAAAGCTGATCGTCAGGTTGTGTATGACGGCACGACAAACGAGGAACTAATTGAGGTTCTGATTCATCGCCTTGGGAAGCTAAATGATAAGTCCCCCTGTCGCGAAAATATCGATGCGATTGCCTATCTAGGAGGTGCTTTGAATCGACTGAATCAAAGAGCCGCTAGGCTTTCTTATAAGGGTTGATATGCAAATTCGTTATATCACAGATGTAGTTCAAGACCTTGAGAACGCTTATATTGAGGCAAGAGCCTCAGACAAGAAGATTCATCGAATCATCCTAGATGAATATGAAACCGCAGCCTTCCTAGATGAAGCGGATATGCTTGTTCAACAGGGGATCGTTTATATTGAATATGCTCCGGCCTGTATCAGTGAATCTATTTTCGCTGTACCCAAATGTGAGTATTACTATCGCGGCATTCGAATCAAACTGATGGAATGAATATGGTAAGCAAAGAAACTATTGATAAAATCCTACAACTGTGGGAAATTAGCAGTAAGGAACTTGAATATATTGAACGAGGCAGTTGGGAAGTAGATCATAAGTATGAAAACCGAGAAACCATCGTCAAGTATCAAGACAAATATTATTGTATCCAAGAAGGTCGATCCGGAAGCTACTATACAGACTATGAGTACACCGATCCGTCTGTCTATGAAGTCCAGCCGATTAAAGTGGAGGTCACCAAATGGGCGATGGTCAAGTGAAGGTATTCAAGGACTGCGCCAAGCGGGTTATCCAACCAGGAATGACAGTGGCCACAACACAGGACGGCTACACATATGCTCTGATGCTAGCTCAAGTGATTGGATTCACCGAGAAGAAGGTTAGAGTTAGATTCCGGGATGGAAATGAAACAACAAAGTTTGGTCTCCAGACCTGCATTATCGGTTAATATGAAAAACACCCCGGTTCATAGCCGGGGTGTTTTCTTTTATGAAATAGGTATTTACTTCACCATATGGAATGTATATACTTCTCCTATCGATTAACGCGACGCGGAATGATCCGAATGTTTAGCAATATCAAAACCGACGATGAAAAGAAAGCAGCAATCAAATTGCTGAAAAGCGCTCACAACAAAATTAGAGACGGCCTCAATAGTTTGGTATGCAATGCCGTGGAAGATTCTGAAGAGAGTTACATGGATATTCGCGTCTCTCAATTTATTCGGAATGAAATCTCGCACCGTTTGGAAGGCTATGGTTATGTGACAAGTTGGTTGCGTAATAATCATTCTCCAGCTCAAGCTTTGCATGATGCCGATCATTCTCAATTTTATGTGTTGGCTCGTGAATACCGTCTGCGCTGGATCGATTCTATGATCAAGGAGATCAAGGAACAAAATGTTTAACGAGAACATCAAGACCTACCGCGAAAAGCGGACCGCAATCAAGCTTTTGAATGCATCCTATCGTTGTATTCGAGATGGACATGCAACTGCAGTTTGTGGTGCGGTATCCGCATCAGCTTCGACTCAAAAAGAATATAAGATTGCGGATGCAATCTGTGATGAAATCTCGGAGCGGCTCGGGCCTGATAGCGCCTACGTAACAACGTGGCTTCGCTTTAACTCAGCTGATGCCAGAAATCATCTTAATGATGACCAAGGCAATTTATATGCTCGCCAATATCGTCTTCTGTGGATCAAAGATATGATCCGCGAAATCAAGGAATCGTAATGTTTAGTAGATATATCAATACCTACCGTAAGAAACGTGCTGCCGTCAAAATTCTGAACGCTGCTTATCGCAGTATCAAGAATATTGAAGACCCGGACTGTTTCGATACAGCAGTTTGCAATCACGTTGAAGAGGCTGGGGACCGTATTTTTGAAAATAGTCCGCTACGAGACATTTCGTTTGATATCACAGACGAGATTGCCAAACGCATTGAATATACATACGTATATCGCTGGCTAGCGGCCAACGGGGTTCCTGCTGGAGATTCTGTTAACCCAAAGTATCTACAGCAATACCGTCTTCTTTGGATCAAGGATATGATCCGAGAGATCAAGGCTCAATAACAAATTTTTAACCCGGAGAAATCCATGTCCCTCAGTCTTGAGAAAAAGCAGGAAATTGTGCGCCTCCAACTGGAAAAGCGCAATGTTCCTACAGACATCGTACTGGCTGTCAAGATGTGTCTTGATGTGTCTGGTTCGATCCATCCGCTATTCAACAACGGCACGATCCAAGAACTGGTGAACCGCCTGATTCCGGTGGCAATGCGCTTCGATGACAACCAATCTCTGGAGGCTTATGCCTTTGGTTCGGATGTCTGCGAAGTGGAACCTATCACTCCGGATGACTTTGATTCGTATGTGAATCACAAGTTCATTCCACAAGTTCCTTCCAACATCCTTTGGTCCGGCACGCACTATAGCAAAGCGCTGAAGAAGATCCACGGAGATGTCAAGGGCAATGCTCCTGGCTTCATCCGGTCGCTGTTCGGCGCCAAGACGAAAGATACAGAACCGTCATATTTGATGTTCATCACGGACGGTGAAGATCAAGGTAACAGCGCGGAAGCGGATCAACTGGTGCATATGCTTGGCAATGAGAATATGTACATCCAGCTGATCGGCGTTGGCAATGCAGACTTCTCGCTGCTTCGCGTGCTGGCAAACAAACATGATCATGTCGGTTTCGTGACCTTCCCGAATCTCAACAAGACCACCGATGAGCAGATGTACGAAACGCTGCTCAACGACGATCTGTGTAACTGGGTCAAGTCCCAAAGTTCCAATTAATTCTTTGGTCAATACAAATGAAAGCAATCGCATTCTCTGAACTGAACATCGGAATGAATTTCAAATACGATGGTGATATGTTTGTCAAGACAGATAACCATATTGCCTGGGAAATCCGCCGTGGTGGGAAGTATAAAGAATGGGCTTTCGTTGGTGATGAACTTGTAGTTCAACAATAAAGGAAAAAACAAAATGCTTCAACATTACAAAAGCAGTCTGATCTTTACGGTCTGTGCTATGGTCCTGGCCTTCCTCTTGGCCGGCCCTCAAGGCGCTCTTCTGGCGGCAATCCTCGGGGTTCTTGAGACTTCGCTGTCGCTCGACAACGCTGTCGTGAATGCCAAGGTGCTCCAGGATATGGACGACAAATGGCGTCATCGATTCCTGACCTGGGGTATGGCGCTTGCCGTCTTCGGTGTTCGTCTTCTGTTCCCGATTCTGATTGTTTGGGGGACAAGCGCCCTGAGTCTGACTCAATCTTTCCTGCTCCCTTTTGAAAATCCGGCACAATATGCACAAACCGTTACGGCGGCGCATGTGAGTATCGCGGGTTTCGGTGGGACGTTCCTGATGCTTGTATTCCTGAGTTTCTTCATGGATCAGGAAAAGGATGAGCATTGGATTCCTGGTGTGGAACAAATTCTACAGTTCATTGGCAAGATCGGTCAACACGCAGCAGCTTCGGCAATTATTCTGACTCTGGTCATTGCCGGCGCCACGACGATTTTCCTTCACACCGGTCCAGAATTCTTCAAGGCAGCTGCCTGGGGCGGTTTGGCTTGGATTGCAGTCAAGATTTTCGGTGAACTGATGGACAAGAGCAATGTCGGTGCGAAAGCCGGTCTGGCGTCCTTCATCTATCTGGAGGTGTTGGATTCATCCTTCTCGTTTGATGGGGTTGTGGGAGCCTTCGCTATCTCGAACAACATCATTCTGATTGCCTTGGGCCTGGGTATTGGTGCAATGTTCGTCCGGTCGATGACACTCCATATGGTTGAGGTCGGCACTCTGGGTAGTTTGAAGTTCCTGGAACACGGCGCATTCTGGTCGATTGGTGTTCTGGCTTCGATGATGTATGCATCCACGGTAGTTGAGATTCCTGAAGTTGTTACCGGTCTGTCGGCGGCGCTGATCCTGGGTATTTCGGTTGTTCACTCCCTGTTGTCCAAGAAGGAAGCGGATGCGGCTCACGCCTGAAGTAGAAGCAAAGATCAATGGCTTGGGTCTTCCTCTGGAATTGAAGACCCTTGTTCTCAAGATCGTGCGCCAGGCGTATCCTGGCTGCAAATTTACCGACTATGATGACCTAACGGACGGCGTTATGAACGCATATGATGAAGGTTTCAGTGACGGTAAAACGTACCAAATGAATGAACTGTATCAACTTATCAAGAACCTAGTTTAAGGAAACAAATCATGCTGCAACTCCAAAAGGGCGGTAAGCTCAATCTCGCAAAGGCTGGTGGTCTGGATTTCGTCAAGGTTGGTCTGGGTTGGTCCGAGAAGAAGTTTGACACCCAACAAGACTTTGACCTGGATGCCACGGCTTTCGTGCTCCGTGAAGATGGCTCTCCATTCGGTGCAGTCCTGGCCATCCCTCCACAAAAGGACGGTTGGGTGTGCTACTACAACCAACAAAACATCGGCAACGGCGCTGTGGTGTCGAGCGGCGATAACCGCACCGGCAGCGGAGAGGGCGACGACGAAAGCATTGAAATCGATTTCAAGAAGCTGCCGCCTGAAGCCTCCCGTGTCGCTATCGTGATCACCATTCACGAGGCCGCTGAGCGCAAGCAAAACTTCGGTCAGATCGAAAAGGCATATGCCACGATCTACGACAATACCGGAGCAGAACGGGCCAAGTTCCAACTGGATGAAGACGCATCGACTGCGACGGCTCTGCTGTTCGTGGAGTTCAAGAAGAACGATAGCGGCGAATGGGTTCTGAACGCAGTTGGTGAAGGCTTCCAAAAGGGTCTTAGCGACTTCTGCACCGCGTTCAAGGTTCCTGGATTCTAAAACGTGGATATCGTCATCATCGTACTTTCGGTCATTGCGTTATTTTTGATTGTATGACTATCAATAATCGTCAGACTGACTATATCCGTGCGGATGATATCAAACATCCCGGTCGTCTCACTCCGGAACAAATTTCTTCCATTCCGGTGGATATGGTATTTGAATGGGTGAAGACCGGGAAGTGGAAGAAAAAGGATTTTGTCCGTTGGCTTGACAACACAAAGGAAAACAAATGAGTCATATCAAAAATTACATCGGAATTAGCCGGGATCGTTCGGCGTCGATGACGCACATTCGACAAGCTGCTGCCCGAGACTATAACAGCAATATCTCTTCTATTAAGGAAGAGGCAATTGCTCAAAACCAAGATACGATTGTATCGGTGATCGATTGCGGTATTGGTCGTCCTGCGATCAACAAATTCGATGTTCAGCTGGCATCGGTTACGGCCCTCAAGCCGGTCGATGAACACTACTATGATACCAACGGTTCATCCACTCCGTTGTTTGATTCGGTTGGTGAGCTGATCGAACAATTCAAGCGTGTTCCGGATGCAAACCAAGAAACGGTTTCATTCCTGGTCATGGTCATCACTGACGGCGAAGACAACTCTTCGCGTCGTTGGTCTGGTCCGGCTCTTGGTCAAGAAATTCGTCGTCTACAGGCCACCGATCGTTGGACCTTTGTGTTCCGTGTTCCTCGCGGTTATAAGGCTCGACTTACCCGCGAACTTGGTCTGCCGGATGGCAACATTCTGGAATGGGATCAAACTACCAAGGGTGTTGAAGTTGCTTCGGCTGCTACGAATACCGCAATGCGCAATTTCTATAGCGCACGTTCCAGCGGGGCTAAGAGCACCACCAGCTTCTACACGAATTTGAACGATGTTTCGGTCAAGGACGTTAAAGCCGCTCTGACTGATATCTCGCAACAAGTCAGTATCTGGAAGGTACTGGAGAAGGAAGACGGGGATCAGATCAAGGATGTTTGTGAGCGTCGTCTTGGTGGTCGTGCCTATACAAAAGGGGCAGCATACTACGAACTGACCAAGCCAGAACGTCGTGTTCAGGATTACAAGAAGATTGTTATTCGGGACAAGAAGTCTGGCGCGATCTACGGTGGTGCGGCTGCTCGTGATTTGCTGGGCCTTCCTCACGTTGGTGATGTTCGTCTGGTCCCCGGTGATCATGGCAAGTTCGACATCTTTGTACAATCTACATCAACCAACCGCAAGTTGTTTGAAGGTTCGTCGGTTCTCTACTGGCCGGCATCGGTATGATCGATCTGAGCATTGATGATATCGTCCTTGGAATGTACATCGTTGCTTTCATTATCATGATGTTGGGAATGCTAGCCGACACATTCCATAATTAAGCATCATAAAGGGAACTCCGAAAGGGGTTCCCTTTTCGCATTTACATCGTTATAATTAGCGGGTAAATGTGAATCTCATACTGGAGCTATATCATGGAAGATTATTACAGTATCGACGAAATCTTTGAAAGCGATCTGCTGACTAACTTTCGCAAGGAAGAGATGCCGATTTATGAATCGGCTATCGCAGATTGGGAAAAGGAATCCCCCGAAAACAAAGGTTTGATCTATATCAAAAAGAAAGCATATTGCCGCAAGGGACTTTTGATTGACCATTGTAGCGCACTCCATATCGATGGGGATCGCCGCGACCTTTCTGACTTTTGGGAAATCTTCGATTATTACAAACTCCAACCAAGATTCCTAGCCATTCAGACCCGATACTGGCAAGACGTCATCATCGGTGCTGCAGAATCTCGCTTGAAATATAAAAGCGGCCCTGAACAGCTTCGTCATGAAGTCTTGGTCAAGATGGCACGCGCCTGGTATAATAATCAAGTTAAGAAATCTCGGAGTCTGTAATGGTAACTGTCGTAAGCACGACCCCGCATCATTCGGTTGTGAAGCAGTGTATTTGTCATAACTGCGGGGCAACCTTGGAATATGTTCCGAACGATATTCAACAACGCAAATCGACTGACTATTCAGGACACACGGATATTGATCGTTATATCAAGTGCCCTCCCTGCGGTAAGGAAATTTTCGTTCGGTAATGACATGACCGACTATAGCAAACTGTTCGGAGAAAACAAGAGAATGTCTTTGTTTCAAACTGACTCTCGCAACCTGTTCGGGGAAGTAAAGAAGCAGGATGCGCTGGAGGATATTCAAAATTGGTGTAGTCTGCACCATGTGAATACCACAGCCAAACGCATTAACTATATCCTGAACGGTATTTCTCCGGACAAGATCACACCGACGCAAGTTTCAGACATCGGAGCCCACCACGTAGCAGAGGCAACGGAAGCGAATCGATGCGTGGACGTTGTGGTTAGTAACTTCTCCGAACTGAAGAAGCGTCTAGATGAGCCTAAGACACACATCCTGGAGGCTATCCGACAGATCGAAGGCGAGGATAAGCCCAGAGGCGTTTTCTCGTTTCTACGCTCATCTAAGCAGCCTCGCGACATCGATACGATCCGCAAGGAAGTGAAGCGCAACACAGAGAAGGCAGTTGCTTTGTATCGTAATTTGGTGCAATATCATCTAGACCCATTCCTTGATGGTATTGCGACGGCGAAGAAGACTCTGGATGCGATTTATGAAGACATCGTGAACACGATGAACACCTTGGATTATATTGTTGATCGTTCCAAGGACGATACGGTCAAAGACCTGATCTATCGTCGGCAAGAGATGTTCATGAAGTCACAGTCTTTGATGGTTATGAATCGGGGACAAATGACCAACATGGAAGACATCTGCCGCCAGAACAAGACCTTCTTAGAAGAACTGGAGTTGACGGTTATTCCAGTGGTTGAGAACGTCCTGCGAAACGCTTTGATCAAGGGCGATGATAGCTTGGATGATATCTCGGCAGCCCTGAAGAGGTTGCTATGAATGATAAGTTGGAATACTGGATCAATTGGTGTTGGAAGAAATCCAGAGGTAATCACGAAGAATACGCGCGTCTAATGCGTATCTTTGCCCGCAAACACGAATTTCTACGAACTGACAAATAAACATCATGGCCAAACAATATGACAGCCTTTTTGGCAACGCGACCGCTGAGGTCATTAAGGACACATCTGTTAATCTCATGTACCCGGAGAAACTTGCGGATTTCTCCGCTATCCAGCAAGCTCCGAAGCGAGAATATGCGGTTGCCAATGTCTCGACTCAAGCGTCAAACAAACTGGTGAAGGCCAGGGCGCTGACTGATCAGATGGCAATCAGCGAATTCGGCACTGAAGCAGGTAAGGAAGTCGCCGCGCTGTCGGATACCGTCCTTCAACGAACTACAACCGGCAAGATGGGGGATTTTGGTGATGGTATTACCCAAATTCTGGCTCTGACGTCACAAGTGAATGTTGATGATCTGAACATCGACAAGAATAAGGGTTTCATCGGTAAGGTGACGAACTTCTTCAAGAAGAAGCAGGTTGAAGTCCTGGCTCAGTTTGAAGACACAAGCAAGTCTATCGAAAAGATCGGACAAGACCTGAGCAGCCGCCAAAATGTGATGCGGGAAGACAATCGCTTCTTGGATCAGCTTTACGAAAAGAATATGCAGGAATACCATGAACTTGGTTATTCCATCGAAGCAGCGGAAGCCCTGATTGTAAACATGAATGCAGAGTATAAAGCCAAGAAGCAGGAGGCCGAAAGCTCCACTGATCAATTTTTCATTCAATCAGTGCAGGAATATGAGCAGCGAATCAAACTGTGGGAGAAACAGGTTGATCGCTTGAAGCGCATGCAACAGGTCGCGCTCCTGACGGCTCCGGAGATTCGTCAGATTCAAGCTGGTAATGTGGCAATGGTTGAGAAATTCAACGATCTGATCAATACGACGATTCCTGCCTGGAAGAAGCAACTGTCTATGACGATTCTAGCTCTGCGTCAGAAGGAAAACGCAGAATTGGGTAATCAGATGGACGACAAGACGAACGAATTTTTCCGTAAGGCAGCAGCATTGAACAATCAGAACGCAATCGCGGTGGCGAAGTCATCGGAGCGCTCGGTGGTCGATATCGAAACGTTGGAATATATGCAACAGCAGCTGATCGATAGCGTTCATCAAGTCAAGCAAATTCAGGAAGCTGGACGCCAAGAGCGTCAACAGGCTTCTGCCAAGATTAGCATGCTACGCGATTCGATGAAGCAGGAGATGCTTTCTTGGAAAAAGTAAAATTCTGGGACCTGGTCGAAGAATGTCCGATTGCTGCATTTGAGCTTGAGATGTATCGGGCTGAACAGACTCTATGGAAATACAAATCCATGTGGACGTCCAGCCTGGGCATCGACGGGGCTTGCTATGGCAGCTACAAGAAAATGTATAGGAAGGATTTCATCGGGCGTTCCTTCATTGTATATGAGGGCGATGGAGCAATGAGCATCTTCTTCACCGATGAGCTATTCGATCCAAAAACAAACACCAGCGTTCCGAACGTCGATAATAAGCGAAGAACAGAACCTTGTTTCGACTATTCAAAACAGATCAAAAATTATGGAAGACTCTGACAGGCAAAGCGATGTATTCTGGTCTCCTGAAAAGCAACGGGTGATTGATAATATCACCAAGACTGGAATGCAAAATATGCGAGAGACTGTCAAGACCCTTAAAGATGAGGGGATTGATATAGAAGCCTCGCAAGATGAGTTCTTTATTGATTTTTCTTTCTATAGCGAGATTCTATGATTTTGCAAGGATACCAAGTTTCAATCACGACTTGGGAAAATGATGCAGACCATTATAAGAAGCAAATCACATCCGGGTTGACTCTAGAGATGGCGAAAGCCTATGTTGATATTGCTAAGATGTTCAACAGCCGAAATGCGACAAATCCTGGATTTGGTAATGGAGTCCTAAATGAGGATGAATTTGAACAGATCATGTATATGTTAGAGGAAAAGCATCCCCAAGCATATCCTGAATTCGAAGAGGATACTTTGGATTCATTCCACTACTTTTTATGTGATCAAATTCTCGGTCAACCAGAAGAATATTACCAGATGTATTTTTGTCGTGTTTATGATCAACACGAAGTTCATTATTTTCCAGATCATATTCCATCGATCGAAATCTGAATTCATATTAGCATAGCTTTACTCTTTACATAGACATAGGTAGAATTCTCCTATCCGCTAACTAATGCGGAACATTGATAAACATTCTCAGGAATAAACAAAATGATCACGAACAAAATCTGCTTCATTCATCTCCGCGACCAACAGCAACGCACTTGGAGCGGTCTGGAAGATAAGCAAACTGGCGGCGTTACTGTTCCCTGGATGGTGACCGAAGGCGGTGATATCATCGTCGGCCAACCGGCTCGCTGCCGCGAGAACGAACGTTTCGTGAAGGCTCTTGGTCGTGCTGAAGCCAAGCATAAGTTCGAAACTCTGCCGCCGCTGTTCACCATTCCAAAGGGTCGTGTCCAGGAACTGGCTGTGTGTCAAGGTATGGCTTCGGTTGCCCTTCCAGTCTTGCCGCCGAAGGCTCGCTATTCGCTGATGGCTTCGATGGCATCCCTGCTTGAAGCTAATCTGCTCGACAACCTGTCGTCGGGTTGGTACGAACAACAAGTTCGTGATCGTCTGTCATTCAAGAACAACGATGTGACGTATGACGAAAGTGTGGAAGCAATCTTCGATGCTAACAATGTTGCGGTGATGAATTACTTCAACACTCTGGGCAAACCGAAGGCCAAGGCTGTCGCTCGGTCGTAAGTTGTTCCGCGCCCTTCGGGGCGCTTCCCTCCGGTTTCACAAGGATTTGACATGCTGATTTGTAGTGCTCGTGCTGGTTGGATTCGTGATCAAAAGACGGGTTTGCCTGTGGCAAACAAGAATGCAGTTTCTCCGGCAACGGAACGCCGCTGGCAAGTACAAAAGATGGATGGCGCGGGTTGGGTTTCTCTGACCCCTCCGGTGAATGCAAAGGGTCTGGCAGATGATCTGCTGGAAGAATACAAAAATACTGGCGGTGAATATCGCCTTGTGGAGATTTGAAATGAAAATGACCAAGAAGCAGAAAGGTTTCACCATCGTTGAACTTTTGGTGATTGTCTGGGCCCTGTTCATCCTCGCTTGTGTAGTTGGTACAGTATATGTGGGCTTCCACTTCCTAGCCAAGTTCTGGTGATCAATATGAAGGAAATCTGGCCGTTTCATGATGAGCCTTCCGGCGCCAAGATCCAAGAAGGCATGTACTACGGGTTTGGTGATAGCGGTTTCCTCGCTGGCAGCTTTGATGGTTATATCTCCCGCGAAGATGCGATCAAGGATATTGCTGAAGGCGCTGAGGATGTGAGCTGGATTGGCACCAAACCTGAACAACTCGGGGCAGAAGCAATCACTGTTCTTTCCGGTCGTGAATATATTGATTATCTGCGTGTAATCATGCCGGAGGAAGGTGAACTATTTTATGGGAAGTGGAGCGAACAATGAAAAACAAGCAACTGAAAGGCGGTATGATTCCTGTAGGTAGCGAGTGTCCGTTCAAGTCACATTGTGAATATGATAAGAGTGGAGATTGTCATCACATGGGCAAAGAGCATCCTGTCGCCTTCAGTTGCGGTCTTGCTCGTGCCTTCGACATGTTTGGAGTTCCGGACGATAATGCTGGCTAACGTCAAATACCATATGATCATGATCCAAAGCATGATCACCGGAAAGACCGTGGTTAACTTCTTTGGAACAACCTACCTGGTGAGTGGCAATGTCGTTAAACGCTTTGGGAAGTAAAACCTGCAATTGTCCTTGCCATACAAAAGGAATCAACCTGAAGCATCTCCTTCCTTGTTGCTCATTCACCTATGAGAAATACAAGAATGAAGCCGGAGAGTTGGATCAAGAAAAACTGAACCAACTCCGTGAGAGTCGACAATGATCAGCTGGAAGAATATTCTCAATGTAGTAGAAATGCCTAGCTACCGGGTTCAGAGAAAAATCGACTATACTAATCTCATGCCTGGCGATGTTTATCCGGCTTTTCGAGTGTTCATCTTCGGCCAGGAGTTTGTGTTGATGGGCGTCAACTTCATGAAACCCGAATACTTCAGCTGGTCTTGCATGATGGGCGATCTTGATAGGGTGTCGGTATGAGCACGAACAAAAAGCAGCTGGCAAATCTTGGGGTCAACATCGCTACGATGTTCTGTGAAAAGAACAATATTCGTATGCCGACACTACACATTCTTGATGATGAGAATGATCCTGAGTACCAGAAGATCAAGCGGTTTGCGACCTGCGGCTACTATCGTCGCAATCATGTATATGTTGGGGTAGGGCTTTGTGCGCACCAAAATCCCAACTACAGCTGGGCGGGTTTCATTTCTGACCGTACCCCTTATGGGGTGATTCAACACGAACTAGGACATCATGTCGATGAAGTCAAGACTGGGGTTGACATCTATCGGAATCGGGGTGCAATGCTGTTCTCCACCGAGATTCGCAAGCGGTCAGGAGAAAAGCGAATCACATCGTATTGTCCGAACGACATGGAATGGTTTGCTGAAATCTTCCGTCTGTTCGTTACCAACCCAGACCTTCTCAGCAAAATCCGACCTAAAACATACGCGGCGCTGATCGATTCTGGACTAAAGCCGGTTGTTACTTTGGATGCCAGAACAATGCTGATGGTAACAAGCGCCCCTCCCCGCGTATTTGAACGCATGAACGACTGGATCACCAATAGGAAATGAAATATAAGCTATATGTTGGAGGCTTGCACTGTTCATTCTGTGGCGCCTTCATTCCGATTCCATATCCACCCCTCCGTCGCGGCGAAGCCGTTTGTGGCGAATGTGGAAAGGATGCAATGGACCTAGATTGATATGAAGACTCCAGGCGAACTACTGAAGGAAGAGTTGGATCGGATTGTAGTCTCAGTTCCTAAGAATCTTTTTGAACTATTCTATACCGCGCAAGAGAACGGTATGGATATGAACGATACCATCCTGGCATACAAGCTGGTTCTCCTAGCACAGAGTTATGATGGCAGACCGATTGATCATCTCAAGATGTAAAGCAAAAAGCCTCCGGGGAAACCGGAGGCTTTTTCATTATCTGCGCTTAGAGCGAGCGCGATGAGATTTGCGAATGCCTTTCTGATCTGCTGAAGAGGCATCGGGCTTTCTCCAGTCTTCCAATCTCAGGAATGTAGCAATCTCCCAATCCGCTGCGTGAATCTCTACCATACGGTGATTCACAACTCTATCCACCCGATATGAGTGAACGGCTCTTTTCAATAGATTGTGATCTGCAACAGACTTCAACAACTGCCAACTAGCTTTTAGCTTAGTCGCATTCGTCCATCCCTTCTTATTTCTTAGCTTCATCAACTTAAGATACACAATAGCTCGTTCTCTTGGGACTAGATAGTGCATGTTGATAGCATGAATCAATTTATTACCATCATGCGTCGTTGAAGTGTTGAAGACAAATACCATAGGGAACCTATCATAGACTCCTAGTTCACGGTCGCCTGCTTCTACAGCAGCATATTCAAAATAATATAGACGGCCAATAAGAGTCCTATTCTCAGTCCCGCGCCTAGTTCGATAGTCCCCATTTCCTTGTATCAAGCGGCGGCGATTATATTTTAAGTCCTTGGAAACGCGCTTGCGAAACCAGTCTAATGAATCTTTGGAATGGCGTTGCATCGCTGCTCCGCTGACGACTGCCTTGTTGAATTTGTCGAGGTATGATTGGATCATCTCCGGACGGATATAATCCGGATCATCCACATCAATAGAACTATTAGGCATCTTGATCCTCAAGTTAAATATAAGTACATACATGTATTTAACCATAGGAGCAAGAATGGCAACCAGAACTCCATTGGGCGATTTTCTGAATCTAATCAAGAAAAGCAACATTGCCCGCCCGAATCGTTTCAAGATTACATTCACGCTGCCGTCCGCGCTATCCTCAGGCAGCACAAGTAGCTCACCATCAAATCCTGGTGCAGACTATATGAAGATGAATAGCATCTTCAATCAACAACTAACATCTCAGATCAATGATGTAAACAACGCCATATCATTGACTTGCATGATGGTCGATATTCCTAGTCGCCAAGAAGTGGTTTCTGAAATCACTTATGGTAACTATTCACGCAAAATCGCGTCTGGCCGTTCCTATAGCGATGTGAACATGACCTTCCTGGTCACTGGTGGTTATGGGGAAAAGAAACTGTTTGACGCATGGCACAATATTATCCTAGATGAATCCAACACGGCGGTTCAATTCTATGATGATTATATCTCCACGGTCACTATTGAATGCCTGGATTCTCAAGATAACGCCCAATATGTTTACATATTAGAGGAAGCATGGCCAACCTCCATTGGGTCTATCAGAATGGACCGCACATCCCAGAATCAACAAATGGTTCTAGACGTCACCTGGGGCTTCCACCGTATTACCTATGGGGATGATCAGCGTGGTGCTCAAGGCGGAATCGCAGGCAACGGTATTCCTCCGGTTGCTATTCCTGGAGTTGGATCAGGTAAGAATCGGCTGCTTCCGATCCCAGGTATCGATCAAATGTCTAGCGCAGTTCAGACTGCTGTTGATACTATCAAGGAATTCAAGGGTCAGCTGGATGGGGCTTTGAATGTCGCGCGTGATGTCCGTGAGCAGGTGAGAGATTTAAAGATGACTGCCATCGATGGTGTCAAGACAATCAACGGGGTCGTTAAGGATTTCAAGGCTCTCAACCATGTACCAACAGATGTGAGAAATGAGGTTGTTGCTGTATTGAATGACACTAAGAGTCAGCTAGGAAGTCTGCAAACTGATACTAAGAATTTCAGAAACTATCCCACTAAGTAACTATACAACCAAAGGTGAGAATATGTTTAGTGTAATTCAAAGATGGCTTGCTATCGGTGCTCTCATCCTAGCCTTGATTTCAGGTTCCTCTTTCTATTTTTATGAGAAGGGAATTCAACATCAAAAAGATGTGTATGCTGCAGCTACCGTCAAGGCAGATGATAAGATTGTTCAGAAGAATGATACTCTTCAACAAACAGCCGATACTACCGATAAGCAACAGATTGTCTATAGAGACAGAATTGTAACCAAGTATCAAACCATTACCAAAGATGTGGTGAAATATGTTGAAAGTAAAGATGCTCATGTTGGGCTTGATCCTGAGTTTGTGCGCCTGCACGACAACGCAGCCCGTGCCAACGGTCAATCTACGATTGCCGAATCCGCCAGCGGACCTGATGGTCAAGCCGCAGGGTCTGGAGTTACTACAGGTGCAGCCATCGGCGTCATCACCAGAAACTACCAAACCTACTACGAATGCGCCCGCCGTCTCAGCGGTCTCCAAGACTTCTACCTGAATCTTCAGAATCAGGTGAACGCGAGCGCTACTACACCGCAGTGATTAGCAGCATTATAAGCCGCTTAAACGAAAAGCCCTGGGCCGACTAGCCTAGGGCTTTTTTATCGTCTCTATGACTCATCTAGCTGGTTTAGGTGGCTTATATCCTCTGTCGATCCCTCCGAAAATCTCCCGTTCGGTGATAATCTTAAAGTGCCATCCCTTTTCGGCCGCATAGGCTTTCGCCGCGAGCCACTTAGCCTTATTTGTTATCCATGTAGTTTGTTCCAACAGAACCGTCTTTTCAGACTTATTCCGATTGGCTCTGGGCTTCATGGTCTGCTTATAAGGCTTGATCTCAACCAGAGTTACCTTATATGACCCGTCTGCATTCTTAGTGACAATCTTGAAATCAACGTAGTAACGCCGTCTTGTATTCTTTACCGGATCGAAATATGGGATCACGGTTTCTTCTGAACTATATCTTATAATTTCTGGTGTCACATCACACCATTGCATGAAACATAATTCCCAAGAACTTCTGAAAATAATATTGTCTACATCCCCGACATATTTTTCTGGGTTCTTAGGTTTAAATTTCCCCTTCATCCACTTGTTCATATCTAGTATATCCTTTATGTTGCTTATTCCGCCCTTTGAATACATGAGTCATACAGCCGACATTCAATCCATGATCTCTACAATATTCGGTAAGATTGGTGATATATACGACTTCTCCATCTTTCATAAATTTGTAGGTCTTAGAATTTCTTAATTTAATAGCAGCAATTCTTTCTTCTTTATTTGCTGCTTTTATCAAAGATTCTCGCCACTTAGCATAGCCTTCTTCTGTATAAGTTTTCTTTTCTCCTTTCTTATATCCGGGGTTTGAATCGTAGAATGCTCTAACTCCTTTATTGATATTATCTCTTCTTTCTGTGGACCAAGTTGTACCATACATCCCATTAAATTCCCCGAGTCTAACTTTCTTGGCATTTATTTCCATCTTTTCTTCGTCTGATTTAGCATTCCAAGTTTCTCTAGCTTTGTTGATATAATATTCGTGATTGCTTCCGTTTATATGATCAAATCCGCCAAATCCACCCTTTTTGATATTATATGTATTTGGGTCGTTGACTATGGATTCATCAACAACCAATCCTTCAAATTCATATGCTAGGTCTGACGTTTCAAAGAATGCCAAGTCAATCCGTTCGAAATTGCTTTCTCCGTATTTTTTGATGGCGTTTTCTATGGCTGTTCCGCTCCCAAGATATCCATCTTTGATATTATCTGTGCTGTGCTTTCCATAATATCTCTTACCGTTTGATTTGTTGATTGTCACATAAAATATATGATACATTTTGATGCTCCTAGCTAAATAACCTATATCATTGTATTTATCTAAATGGGAGTCTCCAATGGCCACATCTACACAAGAAAAGGTCAATAGACTGGAAGGC